GTAAAAACTAAGCACGAATTAGACTTTACTAAACCTATCGCAGAGAACCCTTTTTGTATTTATTATCTTGGACACGTACAGTCTCCTACATCAAAGGTAAGAGAGTTTGAACAAGAAACATCTCATCCATTTACTATCAACGGTCGTTATTTGGCGCACAACGGTGTTCTAGAAAATGATAGAGAACTAGTAGATAAAATGAAACTAGAAAACTATAACGATGTAGATAGTAGTATTATTTTACCTCTCATGGAAAAGGTTGGTTTTAAGCAAGCTTTAGAAATGCTGCAAGGTATATTTAGCTGCTGGTATTATAATAGTAAAACTGGTAGTTTGCGTATATTTAGATCTGGTAGTACCCTGCATTATAATGATGGTAACTTCACGTCTGCGGCTATAGCAGACTATAAATATATAGACGAGGGAGTTGTGCTTGAATATAACTTTACTTCTAATAGATTTAAAGAAGTAGATAGATTCAAACTCAATTCTACTCCGTTCTTTTTATGAAAACTTTAATAGCAACTGCTACAAAGCATACAGAGGCAGACTTTAAAAATACGCGTTTAGCTAAAAGTCTGACAAATCATAAAGAAAAACAACCTATAGTTTCATATACTTTACAACCAACATATCAAAATAAGTATGGTTTATGTAATGTATATAATAGATATCTTACAAAAGAAAATCTTAAAGAGTATGACTGTATACTCTTTGTACACGATGACTTACATATTGATAGCATTAACTTTCTCACGTGTATACGAGAGCAATTTAAACTAGGTTATGATGTAGTTGGTCTTGCAGGAGGCAGTAAGCTACAGGTTAAGAAACCATGTCTTTGGCACTTAATGAGTAAACCTGATTCCCTTTCTGGTGTTGTTGCACACTACAAAAATAAAAATGAATATTATCAGACAATATTTGGACCAACACCTCGAGAAGTTGTTTTATTAGACGGTTTATTTCTCGCTGTCAAAACTAAATCTATAGCGTTACATAACGTACAGTTTGACGAAAATATAAAAGGGTTTCATCATTACGATCTCAAATTCTGTATTGATTGTCATATAGCAGGTATGAAACTAACCACTGCTCCTATACAAGTAATACACGACTCGCCTGGCTTAACTGAATTCACAGAAGAATTTGCAATTTCAGAGGATTACTTATATAATGTCCTCAGTAAATATGCTAACAAGCGAAAGTAATTACCTCGATATAGATCTTGATTATTTAGAGCGTATAGTCTTTAAGACTTGTCTTGAAGATGAAATATACTTAAACTCTATAATTGATAATCTGAACTATAAGTTTTTTAAGAATAAAAACTTTCAACAGATTATTAAGATAATTCAAGCTTTATATAAGAAGAATAAAAAAAGACCTTCTCGTACTGAGTTAGAATTATACCTTAATACTGATCAGTTAAAAGAGCATTATGAAAAATCTAAAACAGTAATTAACGATATAAAGTCTGACTTAACAGATGAACAACTTTATTCTTATACAGAAAAATTTTTACAAGAGCAAGCAGTATTTAATACTTTTTTAGAAATTGTAGATAGTAAAGAACGAGATGTAAAAACCATACACGAGAAATTTAATAAAGCATGCAATGTATCTATTACTACAAATATCGGACATGATTATTTTGAAGACTTAGAAAAACATATTACAGATATTACTACAAGACAGACTACTATTAAAACTGGCTGGGATTGGTTAGATGAAAGACTTGATGGTGGTTTTCTTGAAGCAGGTCGTGCTATGTATATTTTTGCTGGTCCTACGAATGTTGGTAAGTCAATATTTCTCAGTAATGTCGCAACTAATGCTGCCGAAGCTGGTAAAAAAGTTTTAGTAGTTTCGTTAGAAATGTCTGAAATGATTTATAGTAAGCGTATTACTTCAAAACTTACAAACTTGCCTATTAATAGATTACAAGATCATGTTGATACCTTAAAAGAAAAAGTTAATACGTTTAAAGCCGTACGACCTAATAGTAAACTTATAATTAAAGAGTTTCCACCTAATTCTATTACTCCGCCTCAATTAGAAGCATATGTTAAAAAGCTTAACAACAAAGGTTTTAAACCAGATATAATCGTATTAGATTATTTAAATTTAATGGCTGCTACTTATGGTAATAACTCTTATGAGCGAATTAAAAATATATCTGAACAAGTAAGAGCTATGTCATATACTTTTGAATGTCCTGTAGTTTCTGCTACTCAGGTGAATAGAACTGGTTATGGTAATAATAATGACGCAGGTGGTCCTGGATTAGAATCGATTGGAGAAAGTTATGGGCTTGGAGCTACTGCAGACGCTATTGTTAGCATATGGAGAACTGAGCAAGATGAAGAAGATAATGCTTTACATATAGGGATTATTAAGAATAGGTTTGGCGCTAATACTGGTTCAACAAGAATGAGTATTGATTACACTACTCTGACACTTGAAGAAAATAACGATTTGAATATTAATGATGATATAAACGCTGCGGAAAACGATGCTGTACAATTTGGAAGAGAGGTGTAAATATTCATAATGGCTAAAGATGAGATAGTCTTTACAGATCTAGACCTAGATGGTGCTGGTAGTTACCTAGTACACTGCTGGGCTCGACAAAAAAAACCAAAAGTAATAACTCTTAAAGTTAGTAGTTTAAGAGAAAAGTTTTTAGGTTGGTTAAATCATCATAAATTAGAAGATTATAAACAAGTATACTTTTTTGATTTAGATACAACTGAAATTCAAGATTTAATCGATAAAAAGAATGTTTGTATTTTTGATCATCATAAAACTCATAAAGAAGAAATTTATAAAAATGCAGAATACTACATAGATCATGACGCAGAATCCTGCAGCAAAATTTTATACAAGTACTATAAAACCCTTGAGTTATTAGGTAATTTAACTGTTGAACAAAAACATTTAATTGCTTTAGTAAATGATTATGATTGTTATGAGTTAAAATTTCCAGAAAGTAATAAACTTAATTTCTTATTTTGGTATACTAATGGTAATAAATTACAAAATTTTATTAAAGATTTTGAACATGGTTTTCATGGCTTTACAAATGAGCAAAATAAAATTATAACTTATCATTTTTATAAATTTAAAAAGCTTGCAGATAGTTTAAATTTGTTTACTTGTGATCTACCGGTAAATAAAAAGAAATATACGTTTGTTAGCGCGTTTGTTGGAGAATATGTAAACGATATAGCTCAGTATGTAATAGATAAATCAAAATGTGATGTTTGTATGTTAATAAATTTAAACAACAAGCGAGTCTATTTTCGTAAAAACAAAAACGTAGATTTAGATTTAGGTAAATTCGCAAAGAAAATTTGCGGAGGAGGTGGTCACGAATACGCAGCTGGTGGAGAACTTAACGATATAATATTGACGTTAAGTAAAGATTTTGTACCTATTGATGGATAACCCGTACACATTATTAGAACAAAAAGACTTAAAGCACAAATTTTTAAGCTTGTGCAGTTTTATTTCTGTTTGTGAAAATAAAAAAATAAACCTCGCGAATGTTTTTTTATTAATTCTGAAAGAAAAAAAATATAGAAATCTATTTAAAGATATACTAATATTAGAAAGTAATTTTGATCTTGTTAAATTGTTTTTACAACATGATCCTTATTTATACAAGAGCAAATATGTTACAAAATATCTTAAAAAGCATTCTATATCTTTATGAGTGAGTTATCTGTTTACGAAAAAAATATCTACAATACTTACCTTAAAATAAGCCGCCGAGGTAAGGGATTTAAATACCGCAAAAATTTTGATAATCTTTCAGATGAAAACTTTACTTATATTAAAAAGATAAGTCATATTTTGTCTAATAAGAAAATTGATCCTTATATGTATTTCGTAGCTCCTTATGAATTATATTCAGAAGAATACATTAACTTAAAATTCTTTACTACGTTTAATGCCATAAGCTCTTACAAAAAATATCTAGAAAATTTACAACTCACAGAACCAGATCATTCTTACAATTTGACTCAACTACGAAACAGCTTTAAACACATATATCAAGTTTGCTTTGATAATAAACTTTCTAGTTGCGAAGATTATCTACAGCTG